ATTCTCTAATCCCGAATAATCAAATCCTAATATGTATATCTTTTCATACCCATGTTCGCTTGCTAAATGTAAAGCTGTTGGACCACTACTCCAACCTTTGCTAGGATTAAAATAATTTAAACGCTTGAATTCGCTATAACGTTTATTTGGATTTGTCCAAACTTTATTATATACATGATAATTAGAATGGCATATTTCTATAACCATTTTTGGATCTACTGCAATTAAATAATCAGGTTTAAAATCTCTATAAACTGCATTGCAAGCATATACAGGTCCGTGTTTTTGTAATTCTGTAAGATCAATAGGAGATCGGCTAACACCGTTACCTACAACAAATGCAATAGTCATATAATATATATTTTAAAAATTATATAGCTGCTTCAGCATTGGCAGCAACGCCATACATTTGACGAATAAAATCTAATTCTTTTACTTTCTCGTCGTTATGATATTCACTTGCTTTACGCATTTTATTAATTTGACGTAATGTCAAACGTGTTTTACGTGTATCATCTTTTTCTAATTGGCTTTCGTCAGCAGCTAGGTCAAGATGCTTTTCATCATTTGTCTCAAGTGTGTCTTTGTCAAAGTAATATAGTTCACGTAGTATCATAATGTATTTATACCGTTTGGTCCGTTGTTGGTGGTGTTGATGTAGCATCATCACCTGTTACTGTTGAAGGTCCTTCTCCTGCACCTCCATCTATAGCACCGTCTGCATCTGGAATTTCTTCTTCTCCACCACCTAAGTCATCGTCAATGCCTGCACTACTAATGCCTGCACCGCGCATTTCGCCACTTGCATCTGTTTCTGGCATTTCAAGATTCTCTTCATTTTCTTCGCGCCATAGACGTTCGTTTTCTGCAATCTCTTGATCAGTCATTCCTAAGAAACGCTTCATTGCAAATCTATTTGAAACAAATGGTATAGCACTCATTGTTTGGAAAGTAGGAATACGAGCATTATCCACTTCACTTTGTCTATATGCTGCAAAGTTTTGCGGAGGTTGGAATTCTAAATCAAACATACCAACGTCGACATTTACGCCTTTTTCTAAAAGGTAGCGTTTAAATTCTTGGTTAAAATCTTCACCAACTAAACCTTGCAGACGTTTACAGTATTCATTAAACCGTAATTCTTGTATATAAGCTGTTCCGACACGGCCATCATTGTATTGTGAAGCTGAATCATCTGCTCCAGTTGGTAAGTACGAACTTGGGATACGTAAGCCGCGTACCAACTTATTAGTAAAGTATCTAAGGTCATCAATTTCTCCTAGGTTAGTGCCACCTGGAAGTGTTTCAACTTTTGAGCCTCTGCCTTCAGCAGTTTGTGGAAAGAAGTAGTCTTCGTTAATTGACAGCGGATTATATGAACTGTCTATGACCGATGTGCCTCCGCCTGTCTTCGATGGGATACGTCTTTGATGTATTTCCGTTTTTACACGCTCCACAAACTGCATAGCAAGGTGTGAAGGCATGTTGCCCACATCAACGTAGAATACTCTGCGCTCTGGCGCACGTTGTACTCGATAGATAATAATTGCATCTTCAAGTAATTCTTTTTGTTTGTATACTTTAAAAATAGTTTCTAATAATGAATTACCAAAAGGATAGTTTTGATCTAATCCTTCCGACAATGAAAGATGTATAACATTTTCTGCATCAACAGAAACTTCACCTTCGCCTTCTTGAAATCTACTTCCACTTGATCTACTAACAGTTCCTGTCATTCCTCTAGAACCGCCGGTTATATAATTTCCTTGTGGACCTGTACTGTTACCTGCTACTTGAAAAGGTGTAGTTGCAACCATGTCCCTAAAGTTTAAATTAAAATCTTTAATAACATATTGCTCAGGTGTTTTGCCTTCTGATTCGTTAACAATAATTCTTACAACATTAGCAGGATCAACATGAAACCATTTTTTAGTTTCTGGATCTCTTACAAAAAACGCATCTCCGTATTTGAATAAGTTACGCATGATACGAAATAGTCTTGTTTCAAAATTTTGTAGTTTTGTCCACTGTTTTAGATATTGTTCTAGAATTGTAATTTCTGAGTTTGTTGCTTTTGTATTAAAATTCATTTTGAAACTTAAATGCGTTTCGTCGTGTTTTTGTGTACAAAATTCTGCTAAAATATCTAATGCTGCATTTACTTCTGAATCTAAATCCATTGTATTGTATTGACCGTATCGTTCTACACGATTCGGTGTACCAACATAAACATCTGGTAGATAAGACGAATAATTAGAACGAGCTGGTCCCGGTTCACTACCATTACGTGGACCGCCTAACGGACCGTATCCACCTCCGTTAATATGTCCTGATGTAACAGGTGTAAAATGTTTTTTCCAACTCATCTTATAATCCTAATTGTAGATCACCATTCTTAACTGCCTTAGCAGTAGCCTGATTGTAATCTCTGTTTTCTTCTAATATTGTCTTAACAGCATCAAGCGTAGTATTTAACCTATTAAGCTGCTGATCGCTCATTTGTGACCCACCGCCACCGCCGCCAATTGTATCCATTTTACTTACAACGTCACCTGCATTAGTGCCTGAGCCAAATCCAACTTTATTATCTTTAGATAATTCATCATTAAGTTCTTTTAGGACTTCAACCAAGTTCTCCATAGCTGTAGTATACGACAAAACGCCCGCTGTGTCAAGTGAATTCAGCGCTGTTACACCGTCTATAGTTCCTGCACCGCTTAATTGTTTTATATTATTAGCGAATGCAGTCAAATCAGGCACAGCAGCTAAATCAGATAGCCTACTTGCTAGGTTCTTGTTTATTTCAATTTCGCTTAGGGTTGCAAATCCTTGCAATGCAACACTCATAGCATTCATTGCTTCTGCATTAGTTTTAACACCTTCTGCATCAATAGCTAATGCACCAAACTCTGCAAGTTGATCAAATGGAGTATCACCGCCAAACAATCCAGACAGCGCACTTGCAAAACTAGAAAATACACCTTGTGACGGCATCATTACAACACCGCTCATTGCTGAACTAAATGCAGCCATTGCATTTGCATTTGCTGTAACACCTGCTGTATTGACTGCAAGATTTCCAAAGCTCACTAATTGTTCAAATGGTGTTTCTGCTCCAAATAGTCCAGATATTGCAGTACTAATGCTACTAAAAATACTTGCTGCTGGCATTTGTACAACATTTGCCATTGCTGTGCTAAATGCTGCCATTGCTTCTGCATTATTTTGAACTATAGTTTTATCAATTGTTTGAGCACTAAACGATATTAATTGTGTAAGTGGGTCTTCTGCTCCGAATAGTTTACCGATGCCACCTGCTATTCCGCTTACAAGCGTACCTAAACCTTCAGCAGCAGAAGCAGCGCCAGCAAGTGCCATTGCTTTAGAAAATGCGGTCATCGCATCGGCGTTATTTTGCACAATATTTTTGTCAATAGTTACTGCGGTAAATTTTTCCATATCACCAAGTAAATCAACAGTATCTTTACCACCGAACAACTTACCAATGCCGCCGGCTATACCACTAACTAAAGTTCCTAGTCCTTCAGCAGCAGTGCCTGCACCAGCAAGCGCCATTGCTCCGCTAAATGCAACTAGAGCTTCTGCATTTGCTTTTACCTTTGCAGCATCAACATTTGCTGCACTAAATTTTTCTAGTTTTGTTAATGGATCATCGGCACCAAACATTTTGCCAATGCCTTCAGTTATGCCACCTACCATTGTGCCTAAACCAGCAACTGCTGATCCTGCGCCAAATGCTGCCATTGCTCCTGCTAGTGCAACCATACCTAAAGATACGTCTAATAATGCTTGACCATCTATTGATTCAAATGATTTTAATCCGTCAACAAATGTAGGTAACGACTTACCTAATAACCATGCAGCGCCTGCTATACCGGCACCAACCGCAGTAATAGCACCAGCAAGTATACCAGCACCAACTAATATCTGCGGATTAGCAAATGCTTTTAAACCGGCAGCAGCGCCTTTCATTACACCTGCACCCATTTGTCCTACAAAGTTACCAATTTGTGCGCCTGCTCTGCCGCCAGCTGCTCCTGGTTTTCCTTTTGGTGCTTTAGGTGTACCACCACCGCCTGCTGCATCTCCGCCACTGAATATTTTGCCAGCAACATTAGACACTGTTCCGCTAATTGCACTTTTGAATGCACCAGCTAATGCACTTGTAACTGCTTTAGCAGCAAATAATGCAGCTATTCCGCCTACTATGCCTGCAACTAAACCTTTGTTTTCCCAAATTTTTCCTAGTCCGTCACCTAACATTTCAAATATAGTACCAAAAGGATCTTCTGAAAACTTTTTAAGCATATCAGCAAAGTATTGTGTTGCACCTAGTAATTGCTCTGAGAATGTAACAAGTAAATCTGACAACTTAGCTGCTAATCCCGATTCTACAAAAACATCAACAAATGCTTGACGTACTTTCATTAGGCTGTCTTGGAATGTACTAAGCCCTTCATTAATTCTGTTACGTCTTTGTTGTTGCTCTTCTGCTTCAGCACTATCAAACTCTTTCTGTACAAACTTGCGGAATTCGTGAACACTACCGAGCATTTCACTAAAGCCTTCTTGTTGTAATAGTGCAGAGCGTGTACTAGCATCTAAACTATCAACAAATTGTAATAGTTGCGGGCCGCCTACATTCTTTAAACTATCAAAAAACTCTGATTGTGTTATTTCGCCCCTACCAAATGCTGCTGCTGCATCTGCCACTGCCGGACTTAATGCTGCTAGTTTTTTAGCAAGAGGTGTTTGTGCAACACCGTCAGCAAGATCTTCAAGCGCATCGCCGAATCCAGGTAGTAGTTTTCTAGCTGCTGCCATACCTGCTAAGAAGTTATCTCCGCCTTCGCCGCCAATAGCATCTGCAAGAGCTTGCAAGTTAGATTTTTGCGCCATTGCAGCCATTTCTTCTTGTAATGCTTTTCTAGATTGTCCTGTAACACGAGCTAATCTGTCTAGTTCTGTCAAGTATGTCTGAGATCCTTGCACAAGCTGTGCATTACTCATTTGTCCTACACGGCCTAATCTTGCTTGTAAGTCAATATAGTTTCCTAAACCTTCAGTGAGTTCTTCAGTAGTGAAACCCATGTTTAGTAATCTTCTGCCTATGTCACCTGCTCTCATATCTTTAGCAAGTTTAGCAAATACTGCTGCACCTTGTGATGTTGTGCCGCCTAGGAGAGCCATACTATCAGCGTTTTGCGAAACTAAACTAGCAAACATATCTAAAGGTACACCTGCACTAGCTGCTACTCTACGTAATTCTAATAAATCGTTACCAAATCCTGCACCTACATCTGATAATGCTCTAAATGTATCTAAACTATCTTGTAAAAATCCAGTTAACATACCCAGGCTTCCGCCTACAATAGGAATATGTTGTGCAAAATCTCCTAGCTCGTCTCCGCCTGTTGCAAGTTCTTTTACAAAGTTTGTTGTGATTCCTGCCGCTGCACCTAAAGCCTTACCAAAGTTTTCAATTGTAAATGTTTTCTTAAGAGTATTTCCTACATCTTCCATAATGGTTGTAGTTTTTTCTATCTCTTCAGAGAACGATTCAAATTTGCCTTTGCTATCTTTGGCTGCTTTTGCTAGACCTTCAAGATTCTTTCTACCTTTATCGTCTAATCCTTTTGCTTTTTCCATAGCAGATAGCAACCGCTGAAGTGTAACTTCAGAGGCAACACCGTCTTTGCCAACGTTGGAAATAATTACTTCTTCTTCAGCCATATACAGTTCAACCAATTAAGTGCGCATATAAATAATAGAGATACATACTATTATATAATGTATTTATGCGGAGTAAAAAGTGGTGGAAAATACTAACCAAAATCCTTTAGGAAAATACTTTCGACAACCGAAAGTTTATATAAAATTACCTAGTCAAGGCAAGTTTTATGACCCCGGAGCATTAGAAATGACAGAAACAGGAGAATTTCCTGTATTTGCTATGACTGCAAAGGACGAATTGTCTATGAAAACTCCTGATGCATTATTAAATGGACAAGCAACTGTGGATACTATTCAGAGTTGTATACCTAATATTAAAAACGCATGGGCTATGCCTAGTATTGATCTTGATGCTGTTCTTACTGCAATTAGAATTGCAAGTATGGGAGAAACAATGGATATGACAATTACTGTGCCTAACACTAATTTAGAGCACACGTACACTGTTGATCTACGTAGAGTCTTAGATACATTTCAAGAAATTACATACGAAAATGTTGTATATGTGAATGATATGGCAATACACTTAAAACCATTAAGTTATAAAACTTTTACACAAAATGCAATAAAGTCTTTTGAAGAACAGCGTATCTTTAGTATTGTTAACGACGAAAACATGTCAGATGAACAAAAAGTTGAAATGTTTTCTAAAAGTTTTAGTAAACTAACTTCTATGACTGTAAATGTTGTTGCACAAGGTATTGAAAAAATTGTAGTAGAGGATCAAACAGTAGTAAATCCTTTACATATACAAGAGTTTATTAATAATGCTGACACGAAGTTTTATAATGCAATTATGGATCATATGGAAACACAAAAGAAAAAGTTTGAAATACAACCTTTGCAAATTGAGTCTACTGAAGAACAACTTGCAGCAGGTGCGCCAAAGCAGTTTGATTTACCTGTAGTTTTGGATGCATCAAATTTTTTCGTATAAGGATCCTATCGTGGCCAATTGACCGTATTCTACAAGAAGTTACGAATATGGAAAATCAAACAAAGAATATGAAATTAGAACTATTCAAATTAAGTTGGCTAATGCGTGGAGGACTAAGCATCGATGAAGCGTTTGCGTTAGGGTCCGAAGAAAGAGAAATTATAGGCGAACTTGTTAAAGAAAACTTTGAAGTTACTAAAAAAACTCAAATGCCTTATTTTTAACTAACTTTTTTAGGTTTCATTGCTCTTGCTCTGTCACCTCTTGCTTGTAGTCCTGCCGGATCACTCTTTTTAACCTTTGGTGCAGGTTTTGCTAATTGCTGTTTTACAACATCATTAAGCCCAGCTGCTTTAATTTCGGCAGCTAATTTTTTTAAATTAACTTTTGGTGCTTGTTTATCTGATGCTGTTGGTGTTAGTTTAACATCGCTTTGCACTGATACAGCTTGAATAAGATCTTTATCTAATCCAGCATCATATAAAATGTTATAGATACTACCTATATCAGTAGGCTTACCTAAATCATTCCAAGCAGTCATTAATTTTTTCTGTGTAACTTTATTACCTAATTCTTTCCGCATAGGAGCAGTTTTAGTTGCAACTGCTTGAGCACCTGCAGATGCTGCGGCTTTAGTTTTTGTAGCACCGGTTTTCATTAACCCTGCTGCTTTACTTGTAATATTACCAAATGGTCCTTCTGCTATATATGCATCATATTCAGCTTCAAGTGATTCTTTTTTACCACCAGATGCTGCTGCGGTACCTTGTACTAGTCCAGTAACACCTTTTTTTGCTGCTGTTATAAATTGGTATAATGAATCATTATTCTTTGCTTCTGCACCTAATGCTGCTAATGTGTCTTTATATTCAACTGACTTTATTTTTGTTGCTAAGTCAGATAACTCATTAAATGCACTAGTTGCTTCGTTACCACCTTCTCCGACTTGAGACATTAGATCTTGTATTAATTCAGCATCATTAGGTGTAACTTTTATGTTTACACCTTGTATTGTTTCTGTCCATCTAAAACCCGGAGCAGATAAAGTTTTACTTGCGCCGTAATCAACCCTTGCAAAATTTTCAGCATCAATTACTTCGGCTCTTGCACCTTGGAAGAACCCGCCTACTTGATCCGCAACAACGCCTACAAGCGCACCAATAGCTGCTGTTTTAAGAGCTTGTCCTGTTGCTGTTGATAAATCTTCGCCTTGCAGTAAATCCTTTGTACTACGAAGTAAAAAACCAGCAGCAGCACCGCCGCCTGGTCCTGTAAGTATAGAAGCAGTAGCAGTTAAGATACCAACAGCAAGTGTTGCTTTGCCTGGATTTTCTTTTGCCCAATCACTAACTTGTTGAACTGCTTTTACAATTTTATTATCAGGATTTTCAGCAGCAATTTTTTGTTTTAATTCTCTAAACTTTTGATCAGCATTTTGAACTGGTCCTGAGTTTTTTGCAAGTTTTCCTAATTCATTTACTTTGTCATTTACTGCTGTTAATACTTGTCTAGGTAATTTTGCACCTGCTGCTACAGCATCGCCTGCTTTTCCTAATCCTGTTCTATTAGCACCGCTATCCATAGCAACTTGTTCAGCGTTAGTAAAGATTGCTTGTATTTGTTGCGGTGTAAGATTTTGTTCAAATAATGTTTTTAAGTCTTCTAGTAGTGGCCATAATTCTGTTTCAAAACGTCCAAGTACATGCTTTTGGGTTTCAGTAAGTGTTTCGTAACCTTCGTTAAGAATACGGTGAGTTTTGTTTTCAAATAATGTAACTTCTTGTAACTTCATAACATTGCTGCCAATTCTTTTTTCTGTTCAGGACTTAATGCATCTAATTGTTTTTGCATTGCAGGATCTACTGAAACTTCGTCACCTGCTTGTGCTTTTTTTGGCGTAGCATCTTTAGGAGGCGTTGCTGCATTTGGGTTAAAACTTTGGGCAACTGCTTTTGAAATAATAGTCTGCACTTGTCTATCTTGTAATTCGCTGTCAATTGTTTTCAACATTTGTGTAGGCAATCCTTGTTTTGCCATAAAGTTTGCAAGAGTTTGTGCATCAACTCTATTTTTATCAATATTAGCTGATGCTGCTGTGCTTAACCAACGTCTGTAAATTGTGTTACTACGTTCTTTTTTATCAACATCTCCAGCCATACTTGCAGCCGTATCTTTAGCACCTAATTTTGCAGCAGCTTTTGCACCAAACTTTTTCAAGCCTGTACCTAAATCACTAAACGGCGCTTCGCCTACTAGTTTGTCTCTGCTAATATTTTTAGTTGTTCCTGCCTTCATTTTTTTTGGCATAGGTGCTTTAGCCTTAAGCTGACCCTTTGAACCTTCATGCTGTTTTTCTACAAGTATTTGTGTAACTTTCATTTTTTATTCCAGAATGTGTGCTAATACTATTTATATGTATTATTAATCTAATAGTTTAAATATCTACTTCGTAGATATTAGTTATCGCTATCGCTCAAACTATTTTTTTAATTTAAAGCAATATCACATTAGTGATATTGTATTAGTTTCATGTAGATTGTTTCAGTCAGACGGAACCTGTTACGGTTCCACCTAATCTCAAAGATAGCTTCATGTGAGTCTTATCCAGCCGAGACATTGGAAGTAGGTAATTGTTTATACACAAAGTACAATGGGCTCTGACCTTTCCCAACCTACGTCGACATCGCTTACGCTAAACCGTATATTCTTAAAATATACGCTACACCGTAAACTACCTCTCGCTTCGTTCCTATTGCTAAAGAGTTTTTATGTACTGTGTTTGTGTTTTTCGACAGCCAACAATCTATCTATATCAACTAGTGAGCCCAAT